GGTTCCAGTTGCAAAATAAGTCTGCTCTTGAAACTCTTCGGCGATAAATCTTTCAACCATATTAGCTAAGCGCTTAGCACGGGGTGCATTCGCCATTTCTAAGTATGGTTCATCACGCGCACGATCAAACGTCAGGTTAAAACCTGTGTATTCGATCATCTGGCGGAATTGTTTTGTTATTGATAAAGGACGTATGATTTGGACACGTGCCTCAGCAGTCGCTGTAGCGCCTTCTCCTGCAAGATAACGCTCTTCAAGTCGATAATTGATGGTTTGACCGGTGGCAAATTTCAAATTCTTAAAGTCACCTTCAAGATTTCTGTTTGCTGTACGAGCTAAGGAGAGAGAGTTCCAAAATCTTACGAATACGTCATCTAGAACATATTGAGTTTCCTGAAAAATATTATTAGCCATGATTGTTCGCTCCGTGAACAAAATGATTTAAACGCTCAATAATTGAGCACCTATTGCATTTGTCCGACGGTCTCGACAATCAATACACGTCTAATATTTTTAGGCTAAGCGGGGAGCCAATAAAACTACACACTTATGGTTAATATTGACTCATTTTAGTGATTATTGCAACTATTTCATTAAACTATCGCCTGCCATTACGTTGCTGTTGCATGCGCACAAACTTTCTTTTATCAGCCTGCGCAATTAAATCCTCAATAGTTGGTTCTTTTTCAGTCTTATGCTGAATCGTCCCATCTTCTTGGACTTTTGCAAGCGGGCGAGGCGCTTTGCTCGCTGGTTTTGTTTGTCTTAATCCGGCCTCGAGTCGTCCCATTTCAGCGATTTGAACATAGGGGTCTGCTATTTTTGCAATGCGATCTAATTCCTGTGGCGCTCGTTTAGCAGCAGCATATAGAAAGGCCGCTGGGTTTTTCATGCCACGCGTTGCATAAACCATTGGGTCTGTAACTTGGTGTTTTGATAATGTATCAACATAGTCAGGAAATGCACTCATTCCATCACGAAACTTACCCTCAAACTCCGCTTGTGCTTCGCGCTCTCGCGCCTGAATCGCTGCATGTTGTTTTTCTTGCTCCATATTTTGGACAGTATGCTGAACAAACTCCTTGAGCTGAATCTCCCAGGAGTCAGCCGAATCTGGATTGTATTCAAACTCTTTACTAGGTTGTTTCATCTGACTGTTTTGCTGAGCAAGTAATTCTTGTCGCATGGCTTCCATTTCAGCCGCATGCTGACGTTTCATAGATTCCGCTTGCCTAGCTAACCGTTCACGCACAACACTATTTTCTACCTCTGCCTTATTTCCATACTCATCTACTGAGTCAGGCACTGGCTTTGCTATTTGACCTTCTGTTTCTTGCTCCTCTTCCTCATATTCAGTTGTATCGTTGGCTGGGTATCTGTCATCAGGCAATATTTCTACATTCTCCTCATGACCATAATCCTCAGCTAATTCGGGCTGATGCTCAGGTGTTTGCGGCTGCGTTGAATTTCCTGTTCCTAGCAATAAATCATCAATACTACTTATTTCGCTCATTATAGTCCCTTATGTTGTTGATATTTCTTTAGCGGCGCCGTCCTGGTTCCTGCAATCTACTATCTACTTTATGTGTTAAAATCTTAACCAGATTCTCAGCGTGTGCTATAGCCTGGTCGCTTTGTGTTCGCTCCGTTTCAGCCATATAACGTAACTCTTGCTCTTTAATTTGACCTGCTATTTCCAACTTATCAGCCTCCAACTTCTGCATTTCAATTTCCAAGTCAATTTGCATTTGTTGCTGCTTAAGCTCTAACTCTTTTTGTTTAATCTGTATTTGTGCCTGCTTGTATTGCATATCAGCCTGCATAGCCTGCTCTTCTGGACTTGGGGTATTTTGACCCATTTCTTGAGGCATTTTGCCAGTTTTTCCTGCCTCAATAATCTGAGGAGGAACAATAGTCTTAAGTCTATTTTTAATCTCAATTGTGTTTACAAGTGGAAGATTCTCAGCATACAAATCAGCAAACAGATTGAGTAACTGTGGATTGGCAGCAAGTACCATGTTGAGAGATTCAAGCGCCTGTGCTTTTTGACCCTCATAACTTGGGCCTGCTTGTAGATGAACTTCAAACGTACCTTTTCTTAAATCATTTTTTATATGCTCGCCATATTCATCCATCTGTTGATTCAGAACAATATTTTGACGACCTTTGTCTGGCGTCATGAGATTCATCGTACGCTCAGAATCGTATACTCTAGGAACCATTTGATTGATTATTCTACCACCCGCAGTTATTGCACGGTTAATTGAGTTAAAATAGACATAAGTCGAATAAGAACCCTGCCTTGTCCTTGCGTCAATCGCTTTTCCTGATGCCTCGTCCCCGTTATTACCCATTCGTGCCGGATATAATCCGGTAGAAGTATAAAGGTCTTCAATAGCTCGCTCATATTGCTGAGATAAAGAAACTGACAATTCAGGAGGTCTAAGCTGTTCAGGTTTTGCGCCGCTTGGTGATTCATCATACGCTAACATGCCCTGGACGGAATAAGGGTCTTTCCAAGTTCGCTGCGTATCTAGGCTCTGAGTGTTTTTCTTCGAACCAATAAACTGGTCATAACGTGAGATTTTTAATATAAATGCAGACTGTGTACCTAGGTAGTTAATGTAACGCTGAGCGTCTACTGCATCAATAATAAATGAGCGGCATATTTGTCTACCGTCTTTTTCGTAGTATGAGTTTTGGTCTACAAATATTAAGGGAAGGTCTTCACAAGTACACTCACTTTTTTCAAGCTCATATTCACCCGCTGTCACATGATGCGTAACCTTTGACCGTTTTATTTTACGACTATCCTCTATCCGAACTGGTTGTCCGTCAATATAAAGAGTCATTAAATCTTGTTCTTCAACCATTCCTTTCTGAACTGGCATTCCCGGCTGACCTGCCATCGCAGGTTGTGCAGCCATATTTTGTTGCATACCGGGCTGTGTCATGGCAGATTCCATACCATCCATGACTTCGCCAGACATACCACCCGAAGCTATACCCTGCTCTTGTATTTGCTGTTCAATCCCCGAATATTCGCCCATTAGATCTTGTTGCTGAGCTAATTCCTGACTGATACGAATAGAACTTTCTATTAAATCATCCATTTCTTCTTGATTTAAAATATCACCATTTGACATTTTAAATAGCATATCCGGCACATACGTGCGCTTATAAAAATGATTAACTGTAATACCCTCATCATCTGCCCAACTAAACGGGTCATCGCCGGTACTAGGCTCTACAGCTAACGCTATCTCTTCTTGTGTCGCTGTAACTCCAAAATCGTTCTTAATTTTTCCTTCCAGCTCCTTCCCATAAACGCTTCGAAACTTTTGGCGTGTTAATCGAGTGACATAACCACAACACATACCATCAATTTTCGATACCTCTTCAGCGCCAATGTCCCAGTAACAGCGTGTTGCATCTTTAAAATATCGGGTAATGATATCCTGATCAAACGACTTGTTATTAGCATACTCAGTATCTATTAGATAAGCGCCAAATCCACCGACCGCTGCTTGATGAGCTGCTACTTGATACGTTGTTTTAGCGTCTGAACTAAGCATCCTGTCTTTAACAATCATCTCGCGCAAAGAAATAGTCTCTTCATCGCAATTTGAAAGCGGCACAATTTCAAGCTGAGGAGTGTTTTGTTGCTGCTCCCCTAATAGCGAGTTAATTAAGGTAGCTAACTTGTTGAATTGCAACGGAACTTTCTTAAATGTCTTAAGCATATCCTCTTCGTCATCAGTCCATTGCCGACCGAGAACGAAATTATGAAGACGATGATATTCGTCAATATTTTGCTTGAAGTATTGCCGCCATTTTTCACACGCAATGCGTGCTTCTCGCGCTAATTTCTCATCTTTACGTGCCATCGTCTAACATCCTTGTTAGTACTAGTTTAAGTGTTATTTGCTATATCTAAATAAACATACCATCAGATTGTGATGGTAAATAATTTGGCTGATAATTACTTCTTCCTGCATGTTGCCCAAACGCAAACGTCAACATCAAACTGTCAGCTAAATCGGGACTATGCATACCGCGTGCCTTCGCATCTTTTTTACTCTCAATATACAATCGTCCGCTGCTATTATAGCCGTATCCTAAGCCACACAGCTCCTTTTGTAAATCGGGACAGTCAGGAATATCAACAGACAGGTCTTGATTAAACCAATCTCTCATCTCTGACCACAGTTCAGCGCGCAAGTTTAAAAATTGATCGTTATTGTTTGCAGAGCGCGAGACATTAATCCCTTCGACACTTGTGTACCCCATTTCTTGCAGTCTATCAACCACGCCAGCGCCAATACCAATGCAATCAATAAACATCTTCGCAGGCCGCTCTGTATCTAATATTGTTTTTAATCGACCAACCAACTCCATCGTTGTCAGCCCTTTAAATTTCTGCTGATTGTATGCTTTTCTGCCTCTTCGTCTAGTTATAGCGCTATAATCATCCCCACCTCGAGCAGGGTCTACGCCAATTAATAGCGGTGAATCTGAGTCAATATCGGCTTTACGAGCGCGCTGAACAGGCTCAACAGTGATAAATGTATCAGTGATAGAATTGAGAAACGCTTCCTCGTCAGTAAATGGATACTCTTGCGAAAACCCTTTGCATTTTTGCTCATAATCACCATCAAAGTCGGCTAGTTTATAACGGCGCCAAGCCAGATGTTGTGCTGTAAGACCGTTGTGTTGATACAGTGACATCCAATCTTTTTCATCTTGCGTTAAGATGATGTCACGCGCATCACGAGTGTATTCGTCTTGCCAATACCAAGGTATAAATATCGTTTCCCAATCTGATTTACCCTCTTTTGCGCTCATCCAATCAATATAAAACGCATTAGCTATGCCATTGGCTGTTGATTCTTTGAACTTTTCAGTGCCTTTTATATCTGCAACCGTCTGCTCAATGCCCCGCTTAATCTCACTGTGATTTTCGTAAAACGCATACTCAGATAGATGCATCAGTTGATTAGTCATTGACCTGCCAATTTCTTTGCTGCCTGCCGTGCCTACACGATATCCAGAGTTGAGCACATCAAATACTAAACGATTATCATTATCTTTTGATGGCGTAGGCGCAAGGCCTTCGGGAAGATTGTTATTAAATCGTTTTGCCATCTCAAACAATGACTTAGTCGCATCGCCCATATGGGTCAGGATAAATGCTTGAACGCCTTTACCAGTTAATACTTTATGAAAAAATCGACCCTGGATATATGTCGATATGCCTTGTTGCCTTCCTTTTAAGATTAATTTGCGAACATACCCGATTCGATCGAGCTGGTCTTGTACTTGCTCATCGACATATCGTTGGGCGCGGTTGAAGTGAAACGGGACTAACTGACCTTCTTTGTCTGTGATTTTCAAGAAGTTTTTAGCAAATAGGGGAAGTGAAGCGAGCACTTTAATGAGCTTATCGTTTTGCATTATTTAAATCGTTTTGAGCAATAGACGCATCTAATAATTGCATCATGATCGTTCATACTTTGTATAACGTACGTGTGTCCTGTTGCAAAACACTTCAGTCGTACTCTTATATTCCACAACCACAG